CACCAATCAGGGGAGGGGTGTAAGTGAATACACCAGTACCGCTGGCATATGATATCCCTCCATCACCAGCAGCGGTTGCCTCTGCCCCGACAGACAAGTCAGTGAGGGCTATACCACCAGAGGCCGCAGCAGCCCAACTGAGAACACCACTACCATTGGTCTGAAGGACTTCTCCACTCGCCCCATCATCCACTGGTAGAGTGAGCGTGTAGTTGGTGGTTGTTCCAGTCAGGTTTGCTGGTGCTTGAATCGCTATGTAGGCGTCTTCTGAGTCACCAGTCTCGTAGAATCTGATTGCACCCTCGCCGGTTATCTGAATCTTGGTCTTGGGTGCGGTGGCATGGGAATTGCCCTCTATGAAATTGAACGTACCAGCGGTAGCAGCACCACCGATATGCGTGCCGATTTGCACGTAGTGATTACCGCCCTCATCCATGACGTAGAGGGGTTGCGCGTCTGCGTCTCTGCCGTCATGCAGAGGAGAGTCCTGTGTTCCCTTGGTCGAGTTATCCCAACCCTGTTTAGTACCTGCGAACCCTATGACGAACCTCCTTATGTCACCTTGAGTGGTTCCAATACCCCAAGTAGACCCGTCAGAATTAGTACCGGGACTACCAGTAGGCACATCGAAGATTATACCCTTAGAGCCTGTAGAGTTGTTAGTGCCTGAGTTGCTGTTCTGTAAGACGAGGGCAACTAATTCCTTAGGATGGGTAAGGTCAGTCATCTCTGACTCAGTGACCCCTATGTGAAGTCGAACCTCGGTGTAGTCAGCATCAGCGCCAGCACTTCCTGCCCCTGTGTTGGAGTGCAAGGCTGCGTTAGCACCACCATTGACCTGCAATGCGATGTTGTTGTCAGCCAGCGCAGTTCCACCGATTGTGACGTTATCGGTTCTACCGATGTTTATCACATCAGTAGTTCCCGCACCTACTTGATTTGCATCTACGTTGAGCACGTACATCGTATCGACATGTTTGATGTTGAGGTCGTTCATGTCGAGAGCCGCTTGAGCGTCTATCTCCCCAGTCCCTTGTGGGTCGAGTGTGAGATGTATGTTGGTTTGAGAGCCATCGGTAGATATAGTCGAACCACTGACTGTTATGCCGGTAGTCGTATTGGATGTGGCGAATGTAGGCGCTGTAGTCACGCCAGTGAATGCAGCAGTGGGGTTAGCGCCATTCACTAGTGCATTCAATGTAAGGGCAGTCACATGGGGGTTAGAACCAGCACCGGAAATCGCTCCGGGTGGTGCTAACTCGAATGTGACGTACCCTCCATCACCTTCACCTGTCCCTGCTCCGCCCTGAATAATAGTGCGACCTCCATTCGTATCAGTGCCAGTGGCATCTCCCGGTGCTATGGTGATGTACTTCCCAGCAGCACTAGTGATGCTTCCGTGAGTGCTCGAATCGCCTATCGTGACTGCGCCTACTAGAGCGCTGGTGCTGGATGCACCGAGGGTGGTAAACGAACCTGCGGCAGGCGTGTTTCCACCTACTACACCGTCTATTGGTCCTACAAATGCAGTAGAAGTGATTGAGGTTGCAGCAGATACAGTGCCTAGGCTGGCTATGGTCGTGCTAGCAAACGTGCTGTTCTGACCGAAAACAATCTGCTCGCTGCTATTAGTTGTGATGAACTTCATGTATGAGTTAGAAGCCTCGGTGATGTTGAGTGCATCTGCTAGATTGTCACCTAACGTCATTTTTGCTGTGGTAGTGTTTGCGCCACTAAAATCTATATTCAGACCACTTGCTGCATCTGCGATGCTTATGCTGTCCGCGTCTATGTCACCTACATTGGTGATGACTCCATCACCCACATCAAGAGAGGTAAAAGAACCAGCAGCAGGTGTGGTTCCACCCACTTCACCGTCTAATGCTCCTACAAATGCAGTAGAGGTGATTGACGTAGCCGCACTCACAGTACCTAAGTTCGCTATTGTTGTACTTGCGAAAGTTGAGTTCTTACCAAAAACAATCTGCTCGCTGCTATTAGTTGTGATGAACTTGAGATAGGAATTACCTGCCTCTGTTATGTCAAGTCCTGCTGCAACATTGTTCTTGATGCTGATTTTCATTGAGTCAGCACTGACATCGAGGTTGTCTGTGTCGAATACGATGTCACCAGCACCGTTAGGTGCAATCTTGATGTTACCATTAGTGGGTTGTGAGGATATTACTGATACATTAGGGGTACCACTCACTGTGCTTAGTAGAATACCATCAGTGAGACCGAGTGTTCCAGCAGTCAGTACCACGTTCCCTGTGGTGACAGCAACGCTGGTTGCCGCTGCGGTCCCATCAACCACTAATCCTTTCCTTACACGAAAATCTTTCTCTGCCATTCATTCACCCCCCTATATCGCCAGTCCTATCCAGTGGATGTTTGTAGTAAAATCTTTGTCTGACCCGTTTACTTGATTGTAATTGATTGTGAGTTGTAAATTATCACCACTTAAAGCAACAGCATATGCTGCTATTGCGGCAGGGGAGCCTCCTGCTCCTCCACCTATTGTGACTGTACCGTATGTTGTGGATGCCACAGTGCCACCCGAAGCGCCGTTATGTGTTACTAGAATCTCAGTAGCCTCAAATGCTGTGTCATCATCGGCCTTGCTTGATACAAACACCTTCAATGACCTGAATTGAGTTCTAGTGCATAGAGTGACGACAGCGTTGCTGGAGGTGCTACCAGAGTCAATAGTTTGACTCTCCAAACCAGTCGTGGCTATCTGTAGTGATGCTATCGGTGTTGCTTGATTGATTCCTACCTTAGCGGGGTTGGTGGTATCTGTATCCACCACGAAGTCATTGGTATTGATAATCAAATCAGCAGTACCAGTTATGGTAGTGGCATTGATTGTGCCCCCAGATAAATTACCTGAGAGGTTGGCATTGATTGTGCCCTTTGTACCACTGAACACGTTACTAGTATTGGTGGCCGCTGTGAGGAAGGTGAAGTTAGCGGCATCCTCGTCATATCCGAAGAACCCTATTCTGGCTTGAGAGTCATAATACCTGAACTCTATGCCCTTGTCCTTGGAGTCATTGCTGCCGGGAGGGGTGTCTCCTCCTAGAGTGAGGATTATGTTGTCTGTGGTCATGGTGGTGCTGTTGATTGTGGTAGTGGTCCCGTTGACTGTGAGGTCACCACCAATCACCACCTCACCAGCGAGAGTGGTCTTCTGTGCTGAGTCTATCGTCACAGCAGTGGTGAGTGATGTACCATTGTGTGTGCTCATGATGAGTTTACCCTTGGTATCATCAGCAGTTCCGTGGTGACTACCCTGTATACTTGCTAAGGAAGCATCTGCGTGGTCCTCGAACAGGATGTTGCTCTCAGCACCACCCTCTCCATTCTCAGCAACGCTGTTCTTGAGTGTGATTGTAGGACCGTCTGCGGATATCTGTAACTGTGTACCGGGCGCTGTGTCTCCTATGCCGAGTCTAGCAGCACCACCAAGGATGAGGTCGTCCTGACTCTGGTCCCACATCACGTATGCCCCAGCAGTATCACCGAAGAACTTCACATCGTAACCAGTCCCATCCACACCCACGTTTACTGCACCGTCTATATCCAATGTAGACGTGACAAAGAGTGTATCAGCGGAAGCATCCCAGTGAATGAACTGGCCAGCAGTCTCTCCGTATGCCTTGAAATCTATACCATGGTCGTCAGCCCCTAGAGTCAGAGAGCCGTCAGTCTGGTCATCGTGGTCCCATTTTAGACCGACATGAGCAGCAGTAGCAGAGTGTAGTAGTAAATCAGCACCATTACCAGAAGCCCCTACTTCAAGAGTAGCGCCATCGAACTTCAGTAGGGCTTCCGCATCTAGTTCAGTTGTAGTGGACCCAATAGTGACAAGTTCATTTTCACTTGCACCATTCACGGCAGACACTGCTCCTGTCCCACTGGATGAAGCGTTGATGAGTACAGACCACTTTGGGTTACTACTACTGTTGTTACGGATGATGATTGCGCTTTGACCACCTGTAATCTGGTAATCCATAGCACTTGCCCCAATGGTATCGAAGTTGATTGGGTGACCACTTGTTGCGTTTGTATTCCTGATATAGACAATAGAGCCGGGCGCAAACTCATTGCTAGTGTTGTCTGGGTTCAAGGAACATCCAGCACCACCCGGCGCAACGATGAAGATATTGGGACCATCATGGGTAAAGTGGTTGACACCAGTAGGTGTCCCTGTGTTTATTCTATCAGGTGCTAGTCTCAGGGTCTTAGGAGAACCATCTGATTCATGCGATGCGAAGAACAACACATCGTCGCCCACATCACCTAATCTAGTGCCTCCTGCGGTGACCTTGTCTGTGGAATGGGACATCCATACAGCACCGAATGGTGAAGAGGCAAAGTCACCAGCCTCGCTTTGGAATGCATCTAGGTCGCTGTGACTGTTGACTGAGTTCGCTGTATCCTTGTTCTTCGGGACACCTTTGGTTAGAGGGGTGATGAACATTGGTGACGGTTTGAGGAATACTCTCTTGTCATTTATTTCTGTTATTGTGAGTGCCAAACCATTGGTGCCAGTATTATCACCAGACGCTGAACCATTGAATATCGCTCTAACTGTGGCTAAAATCACTGTCTCCTTGACTGATGTGCTGGTTCCATCGTCTATGAGGAATGAATTAGGAGAAGAGGGATAAACTCCTGTGCCTGTATCCACTAGACTGCTTTGTTGGAATCTAATATGTTGGGTGCTACTAGAGTCATTGGCGTTCACGAAGATAGTAAACAGACATTCCTTGCCTTCGGTTAATGCACTTGTTGTGCCTGTCTTGTGAATGCTGTTTCCTGTGAGATTTATGGATATGTCATCTGGAGTTCCATCGGTATCGTATCCATCTGCAAAGGCATACATGGAACTGTCTAATACAACATAGCCTCCTTGAATCTTTACCTGATGACTAGATACCCCTTTGGTAACAGCGCCCGGAAGGAAGTCGGGGTTGTTTCTATTAGTGCCACTTACTGCACCACCCTCTAGCATGAGTATACCATTACCATGTATGCCCTCTAGGATGTTAGTGAATGACGCTGATAGTATCTGGTCACCATCTCTAAGACCATCTACCGCTGCCCCTGAACCCGCTGAATGAGCAGAGTTGTAATTAGCAGAAGTGTGTCCTGAAAGTGGATTGCCTGTTGTCGCCATTATCTCACCTCTATCAATAGTTGAATCTTCATCTCGTTACCACTTGTCTTTGTTATGGGGCTTATTACATGTCTTGAGACTGGAACGAAATCACTGGTGCCCCTTGACTGTATGAAGACCTCCTTTAGTGGTTCAGAGAAAGAGTGTTCGGTTCCTAAGGTCCCTTCGACCATCAAAGTCGAGTCATCTATCACAGTCACAGTGGGTGTAATTGTGACCGCTGGTCTACCAGCAGCACCATCAGAGGGCGTGGCTGGTGTTCCATCAAAACCAATTATCATTTCGTTGATGTTAGATGCTATAGTATCCAACATAACTCTCTTGATGTAATCACTCGCAGGCATTACTCACCACCTCTCATACTGACTTCGCTAAACTTGGACATTCCAATCACCTTTTGTGTGTTAGCCTTGCCTATCGTAGCCCTCCCAGCAGCCTTACCGATTGCAAACTTAGAATTGAGGCTTTCGACAACTCTGACTGTTATAATGGGAATTACTCTAATTTCTAATGAAGAAAACAGAGAGAGATTCTTTTCAGTCTTCTGACTTATGATGTCTGGATTATCACCCGCTGATGCTGAAACCATCCCCTTACTGATTCCCTGTAACACACCTTCAATTCCTTTTTGTATGGAGACGAAGTTCATGTCTGTTAGTCTGGAAGATAATGTGTGTCTAGATTCAGTGATGAGTCTCTTCTCTCCTTGATAGGATACTACCTTACCGGGTCTTAAGTCCCAAGAGTCGGGGTGTCCACTACTTCTCAGAGAGCCTTGTTGTAGGGAGTTGGCTTTCAGAATCTGTCTTGCAACCCTCTTGGCTGCTGCATTGGTCTTAACTGTAGCATCAAAGATAGGGGTTGTTGTCTCTTGTATGTCTGTATCGAACTTACCTTGTTGTCTCTCTGCATCATCAACCACCACAGAAGCATTCTCATTAAGTGCTAAGGGGACCCCTTTGATTGAGATTCTATTTTCGTTGTGAGATGATGGGTTGGTTTCCTCGTTGCCTTGTCTGATGGTAGCATCTAGGAATCTATTTGATGATGAGAATCTGAATGGTGTGTACATCAGATTAGCAAATCTATCGAAGTAGATGATATTTCCATCATGACGTGATGTGAACTTGAGTGCTGATATGAGGGGAATACCGAAGAAGTCCTCTGCAAGGAACTTGTTGGTGTGTTTTCTCCTACCTTCGTTAGTATTCGCAGAGTGTCTCAATGAGCCTATCTGCACTGATGTAAGAGTAGATGTTACATCTGAACCTAACCTCATAGCCAAGTCGCTAGTTCTTAAGCCAACATCAATAGGGTCTCCAAGATGTACAGTACTACCTCTGAAACCTATATCCTTCAGACTTCTCCCCTTCATATTCTTCATGTTGATTTTAACTCCCTCAGTGGAAGTTTCCGCTGTTGAAAGAGTAAGCCTCTCACTAGTGTTCTCCCCGCTATACATCAGAGTAGGTAAAGTGGAAGATGAAGAAATAACACTACTTTCGTAGAATGGTGCTGCTTTGCTTGAATGGCCCGGTACACTCACATGAGTGAGTTGTACAGCCGCTTCCCCTTCAACCAACTCGTACCTCTTCTCGCTGAACACATTGTAGGTAGCATTGTTTCTATTCTCTATAGTCACCTTGTGTTTGTTATCAGACTGTGATGAGAGAAGTGCATGGTGTACAGCATTGTCCACAAACACAGGTTTTCTGATATGCTGCATGATTTCATTGACGGTGTTATTGAACTTACCACCACTTGCCTTTAGATTGGTCATGAAGCATCACCACTGTGGTTACTGACGTTGAAAGTCACATCACCCTTGTGTCCCTTAGGGTGTAGAGACTGGCTGAATCTAGGTTTTATGCTGAAGTCCATTCTCCTAACTAACTCATTTGATTCTTCCATCTGTCTCCTTCTAGCAGCATCTGCTCTGTAGTGTTGAAGGGTATTCTCACTCATCACCATTCTCGTCACTGGGCTAGTGATGCTAGTCTTGTCAAATCCGTTTACTCCTGTGGTTTCTGTTCCTAGAATCTTAGGACCTTGGGATGTAGGAGTGACAGAACTGGATTCGGACATGTAAAACACAGGCACGTATGGTCCGTTGGTATCAGATGCTGTTGACCTTGGGAAGTTATCAGTCGCAACTCTTGGTGTTGCTACATTGTATGTGAACAAACCATACTTTCCACCAGCAGTTGCTCTGAAGAAGTTTGAACCCGGTTGTGCTGTGCTACCACCCACAGCAGATAGTGGTCTGAACATCTCTACATGTTGTTTGTCTAGAACACGGACGGGGCGTAACAACCACTGTATGCTCTGGTCGTTTTGATTGTTCATCATGGTATTTCTATTGAAATCGGTATTTTGATATGGATTTGTTGTGAATGCTGCACCAGACACACCATCCAGCCCCCAACCTGTATCATCAAAGAAAGCACCGTAACTCTTGGTCTCTAACACATAACTACCACCAAGAGGGTTGACGTTGTTAGTGTGGCTGAATCTGAGTATGTTGTTCATGTTACTATTGAAGTTAGTAGATGTCAGGTCCAAGTCACCAATGGATTGAGAATTGGCTACTAAAGCACCATGAAGCACAGTCCTCTGCCCTACCCCTCTATCAGTGTGTAGGCTGTGTGCCTCCGTATTGATTACTATGTGGTCCTTCTCAAGTCCCTCCATGTTCTCAGCGTCTACCCCTATCCTCGGTGTGCTTCTGCTGATTGCGTCCTTATGCGGGCTAGAACCTACCACACTCTCCACTCGGTCACTAACTACCGCGTCTGGTTTGAGGAGGCCATCCTCTGCAATCTCCAATCTAGCACTGATTCCCCTAGGAATCTCATCGGCTTGCAGTACATCGTTACGGGGGCGTAACAAGCCCGTTACGGCTGGTGGTTCTGCTGTGTTGTGGCTTAACACTATACCAGTGGAATGTATTGGTTCTGAAAGTTCTGTGAGTATGTCCTCGTTGAATTGGCTTGGGTATCTGACCCCTCTACCGTTACCCATGTCTCCCACACGCATTGAGTGTGTGGGTGCGAATACATCAACTAGGACAGTGATACTACCACTCAGTGATTGAGAACCACATAATCTCGGTGGGTCGCCGGTGCTTGCCCCTGAGGAGTTTATGACACCAAGAACATCGAAGATGGGCTTACCGTTATTGAATATCCTAGCGTGGGGAGTTCTTCCGTTGGTTCTGTCATACTCGTATACATCACCACAGTCCCATGCTGGTCTGATGCCGAATCCACGCACTGGAGCACGCCTTACGTCCTCTCCACGCTCGTTACCCCACCAATCCACCAGATAGTACTGAGCGGCCTCTGTGACGCTATATTTTGCTTTACCAAATCTTGAGTCACCCCACCAGTCTGCAATCTGATTTGTGTTGGACGCTAATGTTCTCAATGGTGCTCCGAACGGTCTTGTCATCCTTCTCCCATCACTGTAACGCACTTGGAACTCAGGTCTGTCAGCAGCAAGCATACCCGCGAAGTTAGTCTGCCTCTCCATGACACCAACATATGTTGTGGACATAGAAGCACTAGACTGCGAGGCATCACCACCAATGTAAGACCATGTAGTAGACTCCATCTGCACCAATGGTCCTGCCACGTAATCAGTGGTGTATCCGGTCTCTGTAGAGTTGTCATCCTCTAGTTTCCCTCTACCCGGTAGTATACCGTATGTGGGTTTGTTATACGCTTGTCTAACTGATACTCTCCAACCATAGGAATATCTGTTATCAGCGTGACTGCTATTCATTGCAGTGTACTTGATGCCAGAGAGGTTCATGTTGTAACTACCATCTATTAGGCTGACATCGTCTTCCCAGTAATAGAAGTCATTTGCTGCGTATTTACGGGGTATAGTCCATGATACGCTGGCTTCGGTGTACAGGTCTAAACGACTGACTAAAGGCCCACCACGGCTACCACAAGGCCAGAACTTGCTATACATTATCTTCTGACTATCTAGGCTATCACCACCCTGTGCTAGATAATCAGTTAATCCCTCTACAACCTCTCCTGTGGCGGAAGCACCAGTTTTAGTATCGGGGTTAGCGGTTTTTATTCTTAGGTCCAATGGTCCTAAACTCATTGCATATACTGAGTCATGATAATGAATACTCTCGAAATGCTCAGGAAGGCTGTTGTATGGTTTCTTATCAACCGCTCTATCACTAGTTGGATTATTGTAAGTACGTGAACTATCCGAGTAGAATGTATATGGTCTACCTAAATTACTATTCCACATACATAGATATGCATCTGGTATATGTAAATTAGTAGTATCTCTAGTACCTTTCTCTAATTGTGAAATTACTTTTGCAAATATACTGCTATTATTATCTGTTAATACATTCTTGGAACTGTATATGTCATATGGTTGTGATAATCTAAT